TATGTATGTTATTACTTCCAAAATGAGGATAGTGTCCAATCTACGATTTTCTATTACGGAATATTCGCAGGTTCTACGAGTGAAGTATTAAACTCAGGAGAGAGTAGACAAAGATGCGTTGACCCTAATCAGTTCGCACCTTACTATACGGGGGGAGTTACAACGATAGGTGCTTGTAGTAGTGCTACGATTTGTACCGACGACGGAACGTGCGAAGGGTGCACTTAAAAAATAATTTATGAAACTCAAAGTATATTACCAAGACATAGAAATTGACTTACCATTAGTAAGACAAGAAAATAATATAGAAGATATGGTTGATGAACTTGGTGCTGAGTTCAAACAACTCGTAGACAACATTAAAGTATTAAAGTATTTCGGTTTAACATTTAGAGATGGCAAGTAATGTCCAAATAAAGTTTGACTTTGATAATAAAGACCTTGAATTAGCGTCGGGTAAAGTTATGTCCCTAACCCAACAGGTTAGGATACTAAAAAAAGAATTAGGTAAGGGAGCGTTCTCTCAAGCCGAGTTTGAGATTGTATCAAAGAAGATAGGTGAATTGGAAGATGCGATGGTTCAAACAACCGCACGTTCAAGAGATTTATTTACATCACTACAACTTATACCTGGACCAATAGGTGCGATTGCTTCGCAAATCAACGGAACGATTGCGTTGATGAAAACTTTTTCTGGTTTTAAGTTAGATGACTTAAAGTTTCAGTTCAAAGAAACGATTGATGACCTAAAAGATGTTGGTTCGTGGTTGGGTAAGACAACTGGTATAACTGCCGTGTTTGAGAAAACCGCAGGACTACTTGAAGGTGCGTTCAAGAAGTTTGGTATGTCTGCGGACGCCGCAGCGAAAGCCGCACGAGGGTGGGGTGCAGCCCTTACCGCAGTTGGTATTGGTGCCGCGATATTCGCAATCTATAAACTGATAGATGCGTATAACTCTCTCAACGCAGAACAACAACTTACAAATCAATTAGCAGAACAATCAGCACAGATTGCTGGAAAACAAATATCCGCTCTAACTCAATTAGATAATTTACTTCAACAAACAACACTTACAGATAGACAGAAAGACGAAGCAGTTAAAACATATAATTCAACGTTAGGAGAAACACTTGGTAAGGTTGAAAACTGGATTGAGTTAGAAAAAAAACTTATTGATAGATTACCCGAGTATAAAGATTATCTACTCAAGCGTGCGGAAGCGGAAGCGACGAGTATGCTTATCACCAAAGCGATTACAGATAAGATACAAACTGAAATGACTGACCCCGCATCTATGGCGGGTTTCTACGATGTATGGAGTGAGGGTGGTATATTAGGTTTCTTTATTGAAGGTAAGAAGGGTGTTGGTGAGAACATACAAAAGAGAGCACTAACATCAGCAGACAAAACTATCGCAGGTCTTCAATCGAGATTGATGAAGACAAACGAGGAGATTGCTAAACAACAAAAGGCGTTAGGTCTAGATAAACCAGAACCAAAGACAGACAAACCAAAAGATAAAACAGGTAAGACACCTGAACAACTCGCAGCAGAAAAACTCGCAGGACAAAAACAAGCACTCGCAGACCAAACAAAATTAGAAGTTGATGCGGAGAAAACAAGAGAGAGTGTGTTGAGACCTCTTATTGAGAAAAGAAATAAGTTAGAGTTTGATGAAATAGATAAAGCCAAGAAAGTTGCAGACCAACAATACAAAAATAAACAACTTTCAACAACAGAGTATAATAACTTACTCGCAGGGTTTGAAGCCAAGAAAAAATCTATCACCGACCAAGGTAATCAAGAAATAAAAAATGCTCTTGAGGCAGACAAAAAAGTTGATGAAGATAGAATAAAAAATACAGAGGACTTCAACAGAAGAATAAGAGATATTAAAACCTCTGCGATTGTAGATGATGTAGAAAGAGAAAAACAAGCGAGAAGAGATAAGTTTAGCGACGATATGGCTGAACTTGAAAAAGACAAAGAGTTTATCAAAAAGAGTGAAGAAGAAAAAGCAACTATAAGAAAAAATTACGCAACAATTCTTGAACGTGACCTTACAAAGATTGCTAACGAAGCAAACGACAAGAGGGTAGAAGATGATATGACTGCGTTTGATAGGAAACTTCGTATTCTTCAACTACAAGGTGAGGGATTGATAAATGGAACCAAGGAATATTACGATAATAGACGAGAGGTATTAAAAGAAAGTGAAGACCAAGAATTAGCACAACTCAAAATTGATTTAGATAGAAAGAAACTTACACAAGAGGAATATCAACAATCAGTAACTGCGGTTACAAAAAAATATACTAGAGCAAGAATAAATCTTGGTAAAGAAGAATTACGAACAACCCTACAAAGTGTATCTACAACAATAGACGCTTTCGCGGGTTTAGCAGATGGATTAGCCGCAAGTTATGAAGAAGAAGCTAAAACGAGTAAAAGTGCGTTTGAAAAACGTAAAAGATTACAAAGAGCGAGTGCTGTAATGAGTGCTGCGAGTGCTGTAATCAATATCATCGCTGCGGCTCCTCTTCCAGGAGTTCCTTGGGTTGTAGATTTCGCACTACGTGCTGCTGAAATTATTACAACGGGAATACAAACAAAATCACAGATTGATAAAATAAACGCTACAAAGTTTGAAGAAGGAGATACTGGCGGTGGTGGAACAACACCATACAAGGTCTCTGCGAACAGAGCGAGTGGTGGTATGGTGACTGGTGCTGGCACGGGGACAAGTGATAGTATCCCTGCGATGATTTCCAACGGAGAGTATGTTGTGAATGCGAGAGCGACAAATGCGTTCTTACCACTACTAACCGCAATCAACGATAGTGGATTGAGACCAAGGTTTGCGGGTGGTGGATTAGTCAATACAAACAATATGGGTGGGTTTGCTGCGGAGAATATCTCCAATGCGATTACAACATCACTTATGGATAGACCAGTTAAAACTTATGTTGTTGGAACGGATATGTCCAACCAACAGCAGTTTGATAGAACAATAAAATCTCGTTCCATAATGTAAAAAGTGGAAAATTGTATTATTTGATATATTTACTTGTATGACTACAAAAATAGTTGAGTTGTTTATTGAGGATATGGAAGATGAAAGTGGAATTGAAGCCATCTCATTAGTATCAAGACCCGCACACGATGAAACTTGGTTAGCATTCAACCATCAAGAATTAGATGATGTAGAAGAATACTCACCCTATAAGATTGTTGAGGACAACTTCTGTGATACACACCCCCTTCTTAAAACCGTAGGGGAACCCTATAATCAACTTTTAGACGAAGGGTGGGAAATAGTAAGGGTAGAGAGAATGACCCCCGCAATCGTTCTTAAAATGAACCAGGAACGATTTACAACGAGCAGTCCTAATGCGGATAGTCAATTAGACAAAGAAACATTTAGAGTAAGGTATAAATACGTTGGTCCGAGAGACAATAAGAACAGACAGTTTTGTGCCGATATGTTGGCGGCAAACAGAGTTTATCGTATTGAAGATATTGATGCGTTGAGTGATGGTGTTGCTAATCCCGAGTTCGGCTTCTATGAAATCTTTACTTGGAGGGGTTCTTACAATTGTCGTCATCAGTGGGTTAGATTGATATACAAAAAACAAGGCTCGATAATCAATAGTGCGTCAAGTAAAAAAGGGCTTATTGAAGAACAAGGGTTAGGACCTGTAGTTCAACCTGATACAAGAACAATTGCGACTATTGATAATGTTGGTAAGAAAGGAAGTAAGCAGTGGAAACCAGGAACTCCAAGACAAGGTAGTAGTTTCGCAGAAGATGATGGTTTAGAAGATGCTTGTTGGGAAGGTTACGAACCAATAGGTCTTAAACCTGGCGACGATGGTCGTATGGTTCCAAATTGTGTTCCTGTAGAGGAAGCGATGGAAATGATTAAACAAGAGTTTCAAACCTATAATGACTATCCTGAAAGTGCCAAGAATAATGCGTGTAAAGCGATTAGATGGAAAGAAGAACACGGAAAAGAAGTTAAAGGTATGACCCAAGTTGGTTGGATTAGAGCAAACCAATTATGTAGTGGAGAAAAAATTAGTGAAGAAACAATTGCTCGTATGTCTGGATTTCAAAGACATAAAACTAATAGTGAAGTGGGTGCGGAAAATAAATCTACCCCTTGGAAAGATAGTGGTTATGTTGCTTGGTTAGGATGGGGTGGAACAAGTGGTATAGAGTGGGCAGAGCGTAAGTTGCGGTCAATAAGAAAAGATAAGATGAGTAAAATGGTATTCTACGATGATGAGAAAAAAGTTATTGTAGGTGCTGCGATGGTTCCAAATAAAATGATACACAGATACGATACACTTGGAAATATTTATTACGTATTCTTCTCAAAAGAAACAATACAAAAGATGGCTAATAAGTTTCTCCGTCAGAAGAGAACCGATGAAACATCAATAGAACATAACGGAATAAAACTTGGAGCCGATAAAGTTTATATTACAGAAAGTTGGGTTAGTGAAGACCCTGAAAAAGATAAATCGGCGGCGTATGGTTTTTCATTACCCGCTGGAACTTGGTATGTCTCAATGAAGGTTGAAGACCCGAAGATATGGGAACTTATCAAGTCAAAAACGCTGACAGGTTTTTCTGTTGAAGGACTGTTCGCAGAGAAATCTGTCTTCTCAAAAGATGCAGAAATCATAAACACAATAAAAGACATACTAAAATCAATTCAAGATAAATAGTAAAAAAGCAGTTGAGCGTATTATGAAAGTCCTTGGACTAACACCAGAAAGATTTTACGAAGGTAAGACCGAACAAGGTCTTATGGTAAAGATGGAAGGTGAAATGGAACTTGGAAATAAAGTATATGTCGCAACCGAAGAAGGTCTTATTCCTGCACCTCCAGGTATTCATAAGTTGGAAGATGGCACAAAGTTAGAAGTTGATGAAGATGGACTTCTTACAAAAATTGATATGGGTGACTATCAGAAAACAGAAGATGAAAAAAAGGAAGATGAAAAGGAAAAAGAAGTCACAAAAGACGAAACAATGTCTGAAAAGTTTGCTGACGTAAAAATCAAAGATGGTCACATATTCCGTATTGAAACATATGGAGATGAAGAAGTATTGATTGTTGGTCGCAGATTGATGAAAGTTGGATTTGACGGCACATTATCAGCAATATCTGATGGTGATTACGAAACTGAAAGTGGAGATGTTATTTCCATTATTGGTGGTTCAATTCAAGGTGTTCAATCAAAAACAGATTACGACAAAAGAAAGACAGGATTTACTGTTGCTGAAACTCCTGATGGAGTTAAAGTAGAAAGTCCTTCTTTTGATGTTGGTGAAGACATTAGTGTTATAGATGGTGATGAGAAAAAACCAGCACCAGATGGCGAACACGAAGTAGTCCTTAAAGACGAGAGTGGAAACGAAAACAAAATCCGAGTTATTTCCAAAGACGGAAAAATTGTTGAACGTGAAAATGTTGAACAAGAAGATATGGAAAAAACTATGATGGAGATTGCGGAAGTATTCCAACAAGCACTTTCAAAGTTTGACACTAAACTTGATGTAATCGCATCAAAACAAAAAGAATTGGAAAACAAGTTTCAAAAGTTTTCCAAAGAACCTGCGGGTTCAAGAGTATTTACTCAAAAAACAATAAACGAAACAAATGAAGTTGCTACTAAATACGAACAATTTAAGCGTATGAGAGAAGCAATGAAACAAAACTAAAAAACAAAACTTAAATAAGATGAAAAACAAATTATCAAAATTGAGTTTCGACTACGACTTGGGCGGTCTATCAAATTATACAGACCAACTTTCGTCTGATATTATCAGTGAAGCAGTTTTGACTCCAGTTACGATGAAATATGTAAATGTAATTCCTGGAATCAAAGGGACACAAAACGTGAATCTTTTATCTGAAACATTATCAGTTCAAACTGGAACAACGTGTGGTTGGAATTCGCAAGGTGACGTAACATTTACGGTTGCACCTGTGACTGTTCAGGCATTAAAAGTAAATCAATCTTTGTGTCTTCAGGAACTAAACACACTTTGGTTGGGTCAGTATCTCAATGCGGGTTCTTACAACGAGAACGCACCATTCGAGCAAGCAATTATTGACTTACAAACTAAACAAATCAAGAGACACAACGAGGACTTGTTATGGAATGCTTCATCTGGTTCTTCTTCTTTCTCTGGATTTATTGAGTTGTTAGACAACACTGCTGGTGTTGTTAAATTGACTGGTCAAACAGCATTATGTTCTGTGACTGGTTCTTCTGTTACCGAAAAAGCATACAATATTTTAGCACAGATAGACAATCTAATCAACAATCTTGATAGAAACGTATATGATAGAGATGACATCATTATCTATATGTCTCAATCTCAGTTCAAGTGTTATTTAACTGCGTTGAGAAACGTAAATAACTTCCACTTCACAGAACCTACATTAGGACAGGTTTATGAAGTATTCCACCCTCAATCAAACTATAAGGTGGTTGGAGTTCCTGGATTGAACGGTAGCGACCTTATCGCAATCGGACCGATGCAGTATATGCTTGTTGGTACCGACCTCACTTCAGATGAGGATAGTTTCAGAGCGTGGTGGTCTCAAGATTTCCAAGAAGTAAGAATTATGTCTGCGTGGAAACTTGGAACACAAGTTGCGTTCGCTGAATTCTTCGTTACTAACGGACTTTAATAATAAGGGGGAGACCCCTTATTATCTTAAAAATAAACTTGAAACTTAAATATAAAAGAAAATGAGTTGTAATTTAACAAGTGGTATTCTTCTCGGTTGTAGAGACAACGTGGGTGGATTGAAAACAATGTGGATTACTGATTATTGTAACATCGATTCAATATCACAATCTACAGGAGATACAATTACACAAATCTCGGGGACGGGTGAATTCTATTGTTTTGAACTAATCAGAACTTC